AAAAGGATGAGTTCTTTCCCAAGTTCAATGTGGATGGACTGATGCGCGGCGACTATAAGAGCCGTATGGAGGGCTACGCGGTGGCCATCACCAACGGCATCATGTCAGTCAACGATGTGCGCAAGCTGGAAAACCTGGACCCGCTGGATGAGGCTGAGGGTGGGGATCTTCATCTTATCAATGGTTCGTATACGCGGCTTTCAGAAGCCGGAAAGGCTTACGGCGCCAACGCTGTGGCGACCGCGGAGAAAGCAGCGGCCCAACATGAAGAGGCAGGTGAGCAGGAGACTGATTCTGAGGGCGGCGTCGGTGGAGATGAAAGTGACAGCAGGGAACAATCCCGTGAAGCGCCAGGCCATGCGCGCCGACGCGCTGAACGCCGTGCGTTGCGACAGAACACACAGCCCAGGCGGGCTGGAAATGGAGGAAAACACGAGTGAGGAAGTTTTGGAATTGGATCCGGGATGACGGCGGCGACCGTGTACTCCGGCTGGAAGGGCCCATTGATGCGGATTCCTTCTGGGGGGATGAGACAACGCCAAAGGCATTCAGGGATGAACTGTATGCCGAGGAGGGCGACGTAACCATCTGGATCAACAGTCCGGGCGGGAACGTGTTCGCTGCAGCGGAGATTTACACAATGATCCGCGATTATCCCGGTAATGTTACCGTGAAGATCGATGCCATTGCTGCCAGCGCGGCGTCTGTGGTAGCCATGGCCGGTGACCGCGTGATGATGTCCCCGGTGGCCATGCTGATGATCCATGATCCCATGACCATTGCCATGGGGAACGCGAAGGCCATGGAAAAGGCCATCACAACGCTGAATGAGGTAAAGGAAAGCATCATCAACGCCTATGTGGCAAAGACTGGGCTTTCCCGAAACAAGGTCGCCAGGCTGATGTCCGACGAGACCTGGCTGAATGCAAAAAAGGCTGTAGAGTTGGGCTTTGCTGACGAGATCATGTTTGCCGGGAAGAAAGTCGAAGCGGATGATCCTGAGGAGCAGGATGACGACGCCGACGATCACGACGACGATGACGATGTCCCGGAGGAGGAGAAGAAGGATGGTGGGGTTCACCTCGATGCTCGCCCGATGGCTGCGGCACTGGAGGGCGTGCTGTATTCTACCCGAGCTATGGGGCAGACGATACTCAACAGTCTCGGAGCCTTTGTCGAGGGTGAATCCCCTCGCACCGAAGGTGAAGCCCATCCCGCCGAGGATGAGTCCGAAAGGGAAGCAGCCCCTGTGGAGGAAGATCCCGCTCCGCAGGAAGAGCCTGTGAAAACTGACAGGGAAGAAACTGTGTCTCCTTCGTCGACAGACGAAGCTGGAATAACCGGGGAAGACACCAGCTCGCAGGACGCGACCGGGGTGACTGTGGAAGCCGAGGAGGAGCCCATAAGCGGCGTTCTCCCGGGCGGCTCCATCGTCATCAACATGGAGGGTCGCACAGAGGACGGCAGCATGCCGTATATCATTCTGAAAAATCAGCTGGACCGGATGCGCTGACCGGTTGCCGGCTGTTTTTTAATCCCATTTTCAAAACGACATCAATTTGGAGGTATTTTGCTATGAGCAAGATCATGGAACTGCGCGGCAAGCGCAACACCCTGTGGGAGCAGACCAAGAACTTTCTGGAAGAGCACCGCGACGAGAACGGCCTGGTGGCTGCTGAGTTTGTTGATCAGTATGATCGCATGGCGGACGAAGTGGCGAAGCTGGGCAAGGAGATCGAGCGGCTTGAGCAGCAGGCCGAGATGGACGCCAGGCTGGCCCAGCCCACGACCGCTCCCGTGAAGAACAGCCCCATGGGCCCTCACAAGGAAGCTGTTAAGCCCACCGCGACCGACGAGTACAACAAGGCCTTCTGGGACATGATGCGCGGCGACGGTCATGTCATGGAGGTGCGCAACGCCCTGTCCGTGGGTAAGGACGACGAAGGCGGCTATACCGTTCCGGGCGAATTCGAGCGCCGCCTGATTCAGGGCCTGGAGGAGAACAATATCTTCCGCCAGATGGCCCACGTCATCCGCACCAGCTCCGGTACCCGTAAGATCCCCATCGCCAACGATACCATGGAAGCATCCTGGATCGACGAGGGCGAGGAAATTCCCGAGACCACCACGAAGTTCGCGCAGACCACTCTGTCCGCCTACAAGATGGGCGCAATGATCCGCGTGAGCAACGAACTCCTGAACGACTCCGCCTTTGACATCGCCGCCTATATCGCCGACCGGTTTGGCAAGGCCATGGGTCGCGCGGAGGAGAAGGCTTTCATCGTCGGCACCGGCGACAAGCAGCCCACCGGCCTGCTGAACGATACCGTCGGCGCGGAAACCGGCGCGACCGCCGCTTCTCCGACCTCCGTCACCTTCGACGATATCTTCCGCCTGTACTACAGTCTGAAGTCCCCCTATCGTGCGAAGGCCGCGTTCCTCTGCAACGAGGAGCTGCTCCTGCAGCTGATGATGCTCAAGGACGGTCAGGGCAACTATATCTGGCGCCCCGCGCTGGATATCGGCAAGCCCGATACCATCCTGGGCCGCCCCATCTATACCTCCGGCTTCATGCCCGGTGTAGCAAAGGGGAACAAGGTCATGACCTTCGGCGATTACAGCTACTACTGGGTCGCTGACCGTGCCAGCCGCACTTTCCGTCGCCTGAATGAGCTGTTCGCGGCCAACGACCAGGTGGGCTTCATGACCACTCAGCGCGTCGACGGCAAGCTCATCCTGCCCGAGGCTGTGAAGGCGCTGGTCATGAGCAACAAGGCCAACGGCTAAACCCTTTCCGGACTCCGGGGCTATCTGATATAGGGGATAGCCCCGGATCAATTCAGAGACTTGCCCCCTTGAAGGGGCTATAGGAGGGAATTAGATGGATCAGACCATCGTAACCAAGAACTATTTCACCGATGAAGGAGATACCCTTGTCATCGGCGGCAGGCTCATTGTTGAAGACGGCGCTGAGGTCGAAGGGCTGGACGGCGGCGGTTCGGCCGCTGAGAACCAGTCCGCCAGCACCGCCACCGCTGTGGCCGCGCTGAAGAATGATTTCAATGCCCTGCTGATCAGACTGAAGAATGCCGGCATCATGGTTCCGGATGAGTGGAACATCACCGCGAGGCTTGCCCCGGCCCTGACAGATCCCGTCGCTGCTTCCAACAACGGCAAGGCCAGTGTTGCCCTTGAGGATGGCGTGCTTACTGTCACCGCGGATGTGAATGAGCTGGAGGAATCCGAAAGCTCCGCTCCCGGTCAGGGAACCCACAAATGGATCGGACTTGGCATCGGCACCGGCCTGGCCTCTGTTACACTGGCGAAGTACAACGGAGAACCGCTGACCGACGCGGACGCATCTGAAGCAGCGTCTGTGGGGCTGGATCAGAACGGTGAATTCGTCCTGTATATCCGCGCAGACGAGGTTGTGGATACGCCCAAGGTCATCACGCTGAAGGCGGACGGCTATCCGGAGGTCGCCATCACCATCTGTTTGGTTGCGCCGACAGAGGAGACAGAACAGAACGACCTGGATCAGACTGATTCGGAGCAGTCCGAGTAAAACTGCAACAGGCTGAGCGCAATTATTCGCCCGGTAAAGGAGGAATGCCGAATGGAACTGATGCCCATCGTCTCGCTGGACTCGGCGAAGATGTATTTACGTGTTGACAGCGCGGATGAGGATGCCCTTATCGGTATCCTCCTTTTATCCGCCGAGCGAATGGTCATGGACGTGGCGAGAATCGGACACGAGGAATGGCGGGAGATTCAAAAGGTGACGACGGATGACGACGGCGCCGTGCTGACTGTTCGCACAGACGCCTACTCCCAGAATGAAATAATCCAGATACGCGAGCTGCTGAAGGTGGCAATCCTGTATGCTGTCGGTTATCTGTATGAGCACCGGGAAGAGGCAGATCACCATGGCCTGATGATGACGCTGAGAAATCTGCTGTTCGCTGTCCGGGAAGGGGTGCTGTGATGAATATCGCCGGAATGCGTGTTCGGATCACCATCCAGAAGAATGAGACTGTTGTCGATGAGAATGCCAATCACCTGTCGGCCTGGAGGGATTACTTCAGCTGTTGGGCGACAGCCGCAAACAGCGGCAGAAGCGTTGAGGAGAAGCACAACGTGGCGTCAACGCAGGAGGGAAGCCTTATCGATTTTACAGTGCGCTGGTGCTCCGAGATCGCCGTAGTCAACTCTAAACAGTACCGGATCCTGCTGGACGGCCAGATCTATGATATCAGATCCATTGATGAA